CTAGTACATCAGCCTTCCAAGCTGAGGACGTGGGTTCGACTCCCATCAGCCGCTCTTTTAAAAACCCCGTAGATTCGTTGGAATCTACGGGGTTTTCTTTTTCAAGTACACACTTTAGTACACACTTACCTATTTTCTCTGCAAGCTGTGTACCAAATCATTATACACATCCGGCCTCACTTCTTTCAGCGCATCCATAAACTCATCCAGCACACGCCACACTCGCCCGGTATCGGCCTTTTTTACAATCTCCAAAAATTCACTCATCCTGTAAACGCTCCAATTTCCGCATTACGCCATTATAAACTTTAGGGTTTGCTACATACAAGGCCGACATAAGCTCATCCAGCACGTTCAGCGCTTCTGTGATGTCTACGTTTGACACAGCCCGCAAAAAGTCACTGCCACCAACAGCAGCCCTTGTAGGCGGCTCTGCCGCTTCGTAGTAGCGCACAGGCTCTTGCAGTTCTGCTTTCTGCGGGGGATGGGATGCATCTGCAAGCTGCTGATTTTTCACAACATACAATGCCGCCAAATTTTTAACTCTGGTCATGGTGAGTTCGCTGTTTTCGATTTCGGCTATAGCGCCGTCAATCTCTCGCACGTCAACCATAGCCCTTACACCTCACTTTAACCGTTTCGCATCGTGTCAATGCAGCGCTGGATGACTTCCCTGTCTTTGCTGTCAGCCCCGCGCATAATATCTTCCATGCGGGAAATCAGAGAATCGCGCCCATCGTCCATGCTGTAGTGCCCGCGCACATAATGCGAACCGCGCCGCGCATAGCTGCTGCCGCGACCATAATTGCCGCGCATATTAGCGCTCCAATCACCATCCCGGCTGTAATCTTCATCGCGGCTGTAGCCACCTTCTTCCAGCATGGTGATTTTGTCGATGTTCTTGATGGTGTCGGTCAGCTTGTGCACAGTTTCCAAGTCACCAGCAGACATTTCGCCTTTTTTGCCGATTTCGTCAAGCTCATCGCACAGCATATCCTTCAGATCATACAGGGTTTTCATACTCATTTTCATTCTCCTTTCAGCCGACGCGCTCGGCAATGAGATTCGAGTTTGCAAAAAGCACCGCCTGTGCACTCGTGTTCTTTGCGGCAACCGTCACGCAGCAACCGCGCGGGACGTCCACAAACGCCGCCACAAACACGTTAAAGTAATTCTCCACTGCTGCAGGCGTAACCGTTGCAGTGGCGCTGGGAAGCGGCTCTCCGTTGATTGTGAGCGCGGTGGTAATCGCACCAACAGTGCCTCCGGTGGGAATTGCAATGTTCGCGCCAAAGCTCACCTTATAACGCGCCTTGCACTGGTTCGTGATGCCACGCAAGGTGACGATGCCAGCGCCCTCACGATGCACAATGCAGCTTTTTCCGCAAACTGCCGTTTCGGTAAGCGGCACATTCTGCCCTGCGGCAACGTTCACGATACTGGAATTCGTAAATTCAGCCATAAAATCAATCCTTTCATATAAATATAGCGGCGGGACTGTTGCCCCGCCGCTATTTTTTGCAAAATCAGCACGGAGCTGAACAGTTTCCTATTTGGAAACAGTTGCTATTCAGTTTTAGCATCCGCAGCCGTTGCAGGCGCCGCAATTTCCATACTGATACGGAGCAGGAACGGGGAAAGCCGGAACAGGGCGGGGGTTGTAGTAAGCAAGCTGCCCGCTCATATAGGCTTTCAGCGTTTCATTCTGCGCAGCCTGACTTGCGGCAAGCTGTGCGGCAAAAAGCTGCTGGTTCTGCTCGGCAATCTTGGCATCCTTTGCCTCGATGCGCTGAGCAGTCAAAGCATCAAGCACCGCACGCGCATTGGCGTTCTGGTTCTCGATGATGTCCCGCGTTCCGTTCTGGATAGTCTGGCGCGTGTCGCAAGCCTGCGTAGCAAGGTTGTAGTTTACGCCCTGAATCGCTTCGCGGGTCTCGCAGCAGCAATTGGCCTGCTGCATCTGCATGGCAAAGAGCTGCTGCATAAATGCGGCCTGCTGGTTTGCGCGGCTGATTTCAGCCGACATAAAGCCCTGCTGCATAGCGTTCTGAACACCGTTGACAAGCTGTGCCTGAGCATAGAAGCCGTCACACAGGCCGTTGTTCACGACGTCGATTTTGCGTTCGATGTTGGCAAAGTCGCTGGTGAGGATGTAACCATCGACAGCGCCAGCACCATTACCGCCGCCAAATCCGTTGTTGCCCCAGTTACCGCCCCAGCCGCAGAAAACGAAGAGGAAGAGAATAATAATATACAGCAAACCATCGCCGCCAAAGCCCCAGCCGTTGCCATTGCCCGTATTCGCGGGCTGAACAGGCATTGTCATAACAGTGCCGTCCGAAGAAAGACTCATGTTTAACTCCTTTCAAAAGTTGAATGTATTGTTCACCGTGCGCACGGTTTGAACCTATTGTAAAAAGCTCTGAAACTGCTGCGCCATCGCTTGCAGCTGGTTTAGCTGCTGCTGGCTCATCTTGCCGGATTGCAGCAGCTTTTCCACCTCTTGTTTGGGGTCGCCCTGAAAGTTATTGCGGAACTGCTGAAACTGCTGCATCATTTGCTGGAATTGTCCCATTGCGCCCGGCATTTTGCCGCCGCCAAGAGCGTTAAACAGTGGATTTGGCATTTTCGTTCTCCTTTTTCTTTGTCAGCGGTTTGTCTGCCGTCAGCGCGTCAAAGCGGGCTGTCAGCGCGTTAAACTCTTGCCGTGTGACATATTCTTCTTTCGGCTTTTGAGCGGTCTGTGCGGGCTGTTTCTGGCTTGCCGTGCGTTCTGAGTAGTCAAAAACGCGCAGGGGCTGCGGCATACCGCTGGCATCGGTGGATTTGATATAAAATGTGCTGTTTTCGCTGTCCATCAGCAGCACACTATTCCCCGCCGCCACCATATACGCTTTGGCGCCCTCTTCGCCCTGCACCCAGATAATAGGCGAGCTTTGCTGTGCCGGTTGCTGCTGCGGATATGCCGCCTGTCGGAGCTGTGCGAGTTGATCGGGCATGGCAGACGGCATCTGCTGCCCCATTGGATAATAGTTCGGCATATAGCCGGGCTGATACGGTACGCCAAACGCCATAGTCAATCATCCTTTCTGCCAGTAGTACAGCGGCACTTCATCGCCGCTGTCCCATGTATCCAGCCAGTCCCCATTTTCCACGCACACAACATGCGTAGCCATTGCCAAAATATACGTGCCGTCCGAGTGGTCTTTTGCAAACTGCGCCACTGTGTAACAGTCCGGGCAGCTATTCGGAATTGCCGAACGGTTCCACCCGCACCGCCGAAGATAGTGGCCCCAAACATAGTTTGCAGACGGCATATCATGAAGTTCAAATCCTGCCAACACAAGCGCCGCATATACAGTCGCCCACTCTTGATGCGTTGCGGCTGCAATGGCTCTGACTGTACAATCTCCGACGCGCTTTTGTTCCGGGTTTAGGTTGATTTGCTTGTATGCCATCCGAACCGCTCCTTTTATCTAAATTGTACAAAAAAAGACGGCACAACGTAGGCCAGTAAAGTGCCAACATTGTGCCGTTTTTGGGACAAAATAAAAAAGGGCGCGGCCACAAAAGCAGCCGCGCCCTTTAAATCAGCCTATTTTTGTTTTGATGCTGTGTACGCGCCGTTTTACCGTGCGCTCGCTACAATTCAGTTCTGCCGCAATATCAGCATTGCGCCAGCCTCGCCGCCGAAGCTGCAAAACATCCGTTTCTTCATCGGTCAGCAAACCGCCGACAAAATCAAACTTTGGCATGATTACTCATCCTTCTTGTTCTTGCTTTCGGTCTGTGTGCCAAAATAAAAGGCCACGACCATCGTCACAATTGTCATGACCGTGTCAGGCTGTAATTTCTCCCGCAGCGCCAAAGCCGCAAACACTGCAACGACAACCAGCGTCACAATGGTTTTTACCTTGAAAAGCGCTGCAATGTTCTTGATAAAATCACCCATAGAGCTGTACCTCACTTTCCGTCCAAATCGTGCAAACGCTGCTCATGCCGTTGCAGCGTTTCATCTTGCTCTTCGTTGTGCTCCCACAACCGTTTATGGCTCGCACTGTTGCTCTTGTCGTTTTCCTGCACTTGCTTGGCCACGCTGTCAAGCAGCGCTTTCAGCTGCGTGATACTGGTATTCAACTTCAACAGCGGCGTCGTGACCGTCATAATCAGTCCAGCAAGTACAACAATGTCCTTGACAATATCCCAATCCGTCATTCTTCACTTCCGTTCCGGGCGTCAGACCCACTCGCTTTTATACAGCCCGGCATCCGTCAGGCCGCGGCTCTGGCACAGCAGGTAAATTGCATCCGCATCTCCCTGGCTCACCGGCCCGATGGTAATCACTTGTAGCTTCCTTTCAGGCTTGTCCACCGCAGGCAGGGCCTTTACCAGATGATTCAAATCAACCACCTCTGTGATGCCCGGCACGCCGCCCTTTGCGGCCTGGCCGTACTGGTGGATGTATCGCGGCAGCGTCTTGTCGTAGTTCGTGCGCGTGTCGGCAAGCCATCCGATGTAATCTTCACACAAATAGGTGTAGTCGATGTTTGCGCTGGCGAACGCCGTGAAGGTGTAGATGCCTGCCGTGAATCCGTGCGCTTTGGCCTTTTCGCAAAATGCCATTGCAATTGCCGTGCGCTGGTCTTTCGTTAGGCTGTCGGCGCGGCCATCGTGAACGCCGGTCTTGGTTGTGTGTCCCCATTCGCTGTCGAAGAACAAGGGATAGCCTGTCGGGGCAAGGCTTGCGCAGAAATCCGCTTCAGCGCGGGCTTCGTCCACCGTGATGGCCTGCGAGAAGAAGTAGAACCCCAGCAGCTTGTTGTTGGCCTTGGCCCCGGCAAGGTTGGCGTCGTATTGCTCGTCCTTCATCAGTGCGCCGGTGCCATAACCGCGATACCCGATGCGAACAATGGCGCGGTAGGGAACCTTTGCCCAGTCGATAGCGCCCTGATGGTGAGACACATCAATCAGCACTTCCTCGCCGCTGGGCTGTGCAGCGTCTGCGGGTTTTTCTACTGCGTGCTCGCCGGTGCGATAAGTAAACACCTTCCCGCTCGCCGTGGTGAAGTCGTTGTCCAGCCATACCAGCGGATTCGTGCGGCTGCCGTTCAGAATGACTTCAAAATGCAGGTGCGCCCCAAACACATTGCCGGTAGTGCCGCTATAGCCGATGAGGTCGCCCTCTTTGACCTGCTGTCCCAGCTTGACGCAATATCTACTCAGGTGTGCGTATCGGGTTTGCAGGGGCTTTCCCTTGTAGGGCGCGTGTTTGATTCTCACCATGTTGCCATAGCTCTGCATCCCGGTTTTTGTATGGCCGTCCCAGTCCCGCACCTGGTCAACTGTGCCGCCCTCGGCAGCGTATACCGGCTGCGTGCTGGTATTGCCGATCCGGGTGCGCAGGTCGATGGCCCGGTGCAAGCTGCCGTCGTTGTAAAACCATCCTTGTGTGATGATGTGCTGGGCCAGAGGCCACGCCAGCAACACCTCACCGTTTGAGAGTCTCATTGATCTTCCTCCTCGTACAGCGGATTTTGAATCTGCTCATTCGTTGCGTTGCCGTCCTGCACCGTTTCAGCGTCCACCGCATCATAATACGCCTGCGCCAGCGCCTCCACCTCGGCAATATCCGCCTCATCCAGCAGGCCATTGTCGTAGTGCGTGTACGCCTTGTCCAACCAGAACGCAACGTCCCGCCCCGCGCCGATTTCCCGCTTGATACTGCGCAGCGTCAAATCGTGCCGCGCTTTACTCTTGATAGCCATTTTATTACTCCTTTCAGTTGATAGAAGCAACCGCTGCTTCCAAATCGGTGATCCGTTTAATGGGGTCTGCGCGTCCCGTCACAGTCGCGCTGTCGGCATCGGTCAGCACGGTGTTCACACCTGCAAGGGCGGTTATGGGCTGTGCGCCTGTCGCAGTGAAGGTAGTGGGCGTTGCCAGCTTGTAGCAAATTTGCACAGGTGTTCCTGCTTCGTGCTGGGCGGCAAGGTAGGCACACCATGTATCCACGGTATATTTATCAGATAACGCATGTGCTAAGTATACAGTGCCTACGTCTGAGATGAATAAACAATCACCACTATAATTTCTTCTAACGTCGAAATGCGTACATATTGCTTTCCCGCTATCTGTCGGCGATAGTAAGTTGTATACACCGATATATGTATCTCTAATTGCCCAACCTTCTGTCCCATCAAGGGATTTGACTTGCCACGTCTCCTGCCCCTCACCGCTCACAGCGTCCACCTCACCGCCATAAACGGTTTCAGGCAGGGTCAGGGTGTTGGTCTGACCCGTGTATGGGATGTAAGGTCTCCATTCATTGCCTTTGACAAGCCAAATATTTTCATCATTTTCAGGCCGTCCTTTTGACCAGTACGCATCTAACATTATTGCGGTCTGTCTAGCAAGTGTGAATGTGTGCTTATTGGAGTCATATGTATGCTCAACGTCAGCACCTCTTGCGTAGACTCCATTTGCCACTGACAAGACACAAACTGTGTAAGTTCCGGCAGGCAAAGTCATTTCAGAGGTCGTTCTAATATTGTTTTGGGTTTTAATGATGGGAAAACGCGCTTCGTCCAGCAGATTCTCCCCGCACCGCTCCACCTTCACGCTTGCACGTCCCGTGATGGGACGGATGTTTTCGTAAGGTTCCCACGCCGTGGGAGTATCTTTGGACACCATCAGCCGCAACTGTATGTCGTTGTTTACACCTGGTGTAAGCTCTGCTGCAATTGCCAGTGAGTTCTCGCTCTCTGTGCGCAATCCCCAAGCGTTATTCACTTTGCCTTTGATTGCCCAGGCAGTGACCTTGTAGCCCTTGCCCCGCAGTTCTTCCTGGCTGCATGTACACACAGCAAAAGAGTAGAGTTCTGTTGCCGTTACTTCTTCATTCGGAACGCCGCTTACCTTGAAAACATCTCCGTCAAGGGTGATGGTCATGCCGTATGGTTTTCCAACTGTGGGCACACATTTGTTTGTATCCAGCAGCTGTTTCCCGCCACCTGCCGGATACGGCGTTCCGCTGCCTTCCTGCATGGGTTCCCAGCTGGCCTTTACGCCCAGCGCATATCCCGCAACGGGGTAGCACACAACAGGGTTGCCGCTTTCTTCCAGAGGCGGGCAAAGCATATCAATGATGTGCTTGCTGCTCCACGGCTTGTCCTCGCTCACCGCCGCATCATCAATCTGTACGCCGTCCTTTCCGGCAGGTCCCTCCGGGCCAACCTCGCCCTGCGGCCCCTGCTCACCACGCTCACCCTGCGGGCCAGTATCACCCTTGGGGCCAACCGGGCCAGTTTCGCCAACAGGCCCCTGCGCGCCGGTATCGCCCTTCTCGCCTTGTACACCCTGAACGCCCTGCTCACCTTGGGGGCCGCGCTTTCCGGTGTCGCCCTTCTCGCCCTGTGGGCCTCGCGGGCCAGTTGCACCCGTTGCCCCGGGAGGGCCTTGAACTCCCTTTTCTCCTTGCGGCCCCTGCGGGCCTACGGGGCCTCGCGGGCCAGTATCGCCCTTGTCTCCTTTGTCGCCTTTGGCTCCATCTTTGCCGTCAAATTTGCCGTTAGCCGCATCATTTCGCAAGTTATCGGCCACGCTCTTTGCTTCCGCGCTGTTCTTTTCTGCGTTAAGCGCAGCCTGCAAAACCTGCGTGGCAAGTGATTCACTGGGTTTAAACGGCTCAGTTCCACCAACGGGGCCGCGTGTAATCACGTTGTATCCCTGCGTTTTTGTGATGCGCTGCACACCATTGGCAACGCCGCAATACACGATAGTACCCGTACCATCATTGGCGGTTGCTTCGGCAGGCACATCAATCAGGCCGTTTTCCGGCAAACGGATTTCACGGGGTTCGCCCTTCGGCGGGTTAAACGTTGCCGTTACAGCAAGCCCGCTCCACGTATCGTCAAGTGTCACATGCAGCTGCTCGATACCGTAACTGCCAAAAGTGCCAAGCGATAAGTTCCCGGGTCGAACATTGTATCCTTTCAGCTGTACTTCATGCAATGCCATTACACGCCCTCCAATCTGGCTTTAACCGCATACATCCACTTTTCCGGCACCTCGCCGTCTGATAATCTCATAATATCAACTCCTTAACCGATGCAGAAATAAGGGCGAACGCCACGAGAATCGGAAGCTCCATAATGGTCCGCATCGCCGCCGATACCTGACTGTCGGGGTTTGCGCAGATCATGCCACGCACCCCATCTCGGGAATCAAGCTGTCCGACGCCAGATATGCACCGAACGGTAAGGAGGCAGGTTGTTGTGGGGCTTACCTTCACCCACTGGACGGGTCGTAAGTTCTGTGTTGTCGTACTTGTCAAAGGGGTTAGTTGGTGCATATTGCGTTGATGGGATGTTTGCAATGCTGAGAGCCCATCCGTGGAGCTGATGCTGATGGGACGGCATCTCTGACACAGTGAGCGTATGCTGTGCTTCGCCGCCCTCGCTTTCCACGGGGTAGGTATCGCTGTCCCCCATCAGCATGCGGCCCTGCACCTGTACCCAGCTTGTGCCGGGCCAGCTGAGGGAAGGGTTCGTGGGGTTCTCTGTCTGCAAGTAATCGCCGATTCTGTACGGGCATAGAGCGGCCATGTTTTGCACGATCATGTTCCACACCGCCTTTCGGCAATCCGGGGCTTAGAGTGCCCCCCTGCAAAATATCGTTTATTCGTCATATTGCACAATACCTCCTTATGCGATGCTTCGCTTGACGCACGACCATTCGCTGCTCCACTCATTGGCTCACCTCCAAAACAAACACCGCCGCACTCGTCAGTGCGCTGTTCGCATAAAACTTAACCACCCCGGCTCCGGGTTCCAGCGCGGCTACCATCCGCACCGCATCCGTCACTCTCGTGCGGTCACTTACGGCAATCCGGCTGGCTGCCGTCACCCCGGCCACCGTGACAGTGGCGCAGGTGGTGTAGCTGCTCGTGCTGCCGTCGTCCCAGGACACCGTGTAATAGCCGGAAGTCCAGGCGCTGGCTGCCACCGTAACCGTCACCGGCTTGGGCAGTTTTGCGTCAATTTGAGTCTTGTCGTAGTAATTCGCAAACTTATTGCTTTGACCAGTGTCCTTCCAGACACCCGTGTCGCTGTCCCACACCCAAATGGTATCCGTTTCGCCTATAATGGCCCAGTTTCCGTCATAGCCGGTATCGTGGGCCGCGTACAGTGCCTCGTAATTTGGGTACCACCCAACCGCGCCCTGGCTGACCTGCTGGGCCAGCGCGGCGTAGTATTTGGCGTTGTTCATTCCCTCCCCGGGGCGCGATGCCGTATCGCCCACGGCCCAGCTGCGGGCCTCTTTTGCACTGGCCGCAGCGGCCTTGGCGTTGGCAGGAGCTGCCTTGATGGCCTCGATGTTTTCGTGCACATCCTGGATGCCTGCTTCATTATCCCGCACGATTTTGGCGTTGGCAGCCACCTCAGCGGCCAGCGCCTGCACGGCCTTGTATTCGTCCGTGCTTTCGAGCATACCATCCTGTACCGGGTTTCTGTCGATGTCCAGCCGCAGAGCGGCCATACCGGCCACACCACCGCCCGCCAGCACCTCTACCACCGGGGCGAACGTGCCGCATCCGGTCGTCATCTGGGCAGTCACGGCCATATAAACTGTGCGGCGGTCGCTGCTCACACCCAGCGCAGGGTTGTAGACATAGTGCCCGTCTTTTTTATCCATCCTCAGGTTGACATCCGCGCCGGTTGGCAGTGTCCAGGGCTGACCGCCCTTGTACAGGGCCACGGCCAGCACCGGGAGCGTATCGTCGTACTGTACCAGATGCACCGGCTGCACAACGTCCCGCCGGTCAAAATCCGCCCGCGTCGCCTTGATAAGCGCTTCTGCAGGTGGGCTGTAATTGGCTGCCGCCATTTAAAAACACCTCACTGTATCATTCTGCCGTTGACAAGCACATAGCCGTTGCCCGCGCCGTCCACGCCCAGCTGCACCTTCACATTGCCGCTCGCGTCGCTTATCGCGATAGCGCCGCCGGAATACTGTCCAGCCATTGTGACGTTAGCGATCATATTGTTGGGGTTGCTGGCCGCAGGGCCGTACAGCACCAGTCGGCCCACGGCGTTGTTGCTGCCCCATGTAGACATAAACGCGCCCATGTGCCAGTTTCCGTCGTTAGTCTTGCGGTACATTTCAATTCTGGCGTCGTCGATGACGCACTTGCTCTCCGGCACATTCGAAGTGAATTTGCCGGTGATGTCCACAGACCCGTCCGAGCCGATCTTAAAGTTGTCGCTATTCACAACCAGCCCGCCGTTAAAAGTCGTGACGCCCGTGTCCAAATTGGACACAAACTTTCCGTTGGTGGACTGCAGCACGCCTCCCCGGATAAGATTCGCACTCATAGTCCCGGTCGTGATGAAATCGGCGTTGATTGCACCGTCCATCGTGGCGGCCAGACGGTACGGCCCGCCGTAGCCGCTGCTGCTGTAACCCCAACCGGCCAGATTCCACCGCCAGACCTTGGTAGCCTTTTCAATTTCCGGCTTGTCCATTACAAGGATTTCGTCCGGCTCGTCCGCGCCGGTGGAGCTGTGCAACACCACATAGCCGCCCAGATTGCCGGTGATAAGCTGTGTGGCGCGGTCAATAGCCCGTTCCAGGTCACTGCGCGTCTTGTTCACGGTGCTCTGTACGGTCTTGCCCATGTCGGCCACAGTGTTGGCCAGATTGCTGCGGGCGTCCCCCAGCTCCACGCTGTCGTAACGCTCCAGGAGCACGTCATAAACCGTTTTAATGCACCGAGCGTCCGCGCTCACGCCCAGCTTCGCAAACTGCACGTGTACGGTATCGCACAGGCACACCCGCTCCAGCAGGGCCTTGTCGGCGTATTCGGCGGTCTGTTCCAGCTGAGCAAAGCTCAATGTCAGGCTCACCTTTGGCACGCCCACCTTGTTGGCGGCGATATAATCCAGCGCGGCCTGCCGCAGCTGGGCGGCGGTGGGCTGCGCTTTTATATCCTGGCTCACGTCCAGCGTCAGCACCCGCGCAAAGTCATACTGGCCGTCCGGCACGTTGACTACCGGGTTGCCGGTGATCTGGGTCACGTTGCCGTCGCTGTCCACCCAATAGGGATAGACGCCGGTGTAGACCTTGGCGCAGTTTTCTTCCTGGGTCAGGTCGGTCAGGTTCTTTCCGTAGCGGATCGTCACGCCGCGGTCAGTGCCGCGCTGGCTGTGCAGCTTGACGGTGGTATTGTCCCACTCGTATTCGCCGCCGTACACATCCAGCACGCTGCCCTCCACGCCGCCCAGCAGTTTGCGCATACTGCTGGGCACGGCCACGGCAAAGTCCGCCACGGTCTGAATGTCCGTCCAAAATGAGTAATCACAGCTTACCACCGCATGGCTTTTGAGCTGCTGCAAGGCGTCGACTGCGTTCAACGCTTTACAAGGCTCAACCGGGGTGCCGCTCAAATCGTAGCTGATGTGCTGCGCGTTGACCGTCACCTGTCCATTGATGGGTTTGCTGATTTTATAAATGCGGAAATACTGCGCCTCACTGTAGGGGTTCGGCTTTGCCAGAATCAGCCCGCGCAGCGCCAGGCTGCTGTAATGCTGCCCGGTGATGGGATAGACCATTTCCAGTTCAAACGCGCCGTTGCGCTCCTCGGTCACGGTGCAGCGCACAGCATCCCGCAGCACCCCCACGCCGTTGCCCTTAAGCCCCGTCGTGCCGTCATAATATCTCGGATAGCTAATGATTTACACCTCCTACAACGTCCACCATCTAGGTGTGATTTCGCACTTGCTAATGCCGCCGCTCCAACTAATTTGTGTAGCTCCTGCCCCCAGAGTGGGAAATTCAGGCGCAGTTACATATTTATTTAAGTTTATCGCTTCTTTATAAGCGTCCATCATTTCGCAGTCTAGATACATCGGCCCGGTGTAACCTGTAACACTTATTTGTGTGCCCCCAACTTGTAATTTGGCATCGCCAGTAACGGTTAGTGTGATAAGCGGAAGAGAAGGGAATACAGTTGGATTGTACAGAGAATCACCGCTTTTGACTTCAACAGCATTTTCGCCGTCTTTTAAGTATTTCTGTGGTTTGCAATCCAACGAAATGGTAAATGGCGCAAGGTGGTTTGCCCGGATATAAGTTTCTGGGAAATTAACTACCCGCGCCATTCTGTACACATTTGGTTCTTCCTCTGTTTCAAGCCTGCGATAGCTAAAAGTAGTTCCACGCAGAAAAGCTGCAATCGTTGGTAAAGTGTCGCTTACATCAGTGTCCGTCAGCGCAAAGCATTTCGCAGTTGCACTAACATTACCATAGCTTCCATCCCATTCAGTCAAATCTCCACTGCGGCCAGAAATGGTCGTGGATGTAACCCTGGGTGTCGGTTGGCCGAAAGTAATTCCACTTTGCAACCGAATCCCAACATCAAGGCTACAAATGCCGTCCAACCAAAATCCATTAAGCATATACAGCCGCCTTTCTGTCGCTTTGCGCCTGAAGCTCATACGAAATCTGATTTGCCAGCGCATGTGCCATAGAATTCACATCGGAAAACTGAATGCCGTTAATATCAATGTTGATCGTCATGTCGCCTGCTGTTTTTGCCGTGCCTTTACGGTATTCGTCCGCTTCATCGGCAGTCAGCACCATCTCGCCGCGATGCAGATTAGCAACATAGTTGTTATACGGAACATAATCAAGTCCGCCTGCACGGCCACCGGTTGTGCCACTACTGTTGACATCCACATTAACAGATCTGTTTCCAAACAGACTGTCCCACAAACCATTGAACCAGCTGACAAGGCTGTCCCAAGCTGCCGAAATGCCGTCAATAATGCCATCAATGACCGCGTTGCCCATCTGCATTGCGCCTTCTACAATGTCCGGCAAATGCTCTATAAAGTAGGTCAGCAGGGTCTCCACGATAGATGCAGCGGCAAGCATAATGTCCGGCAAGTGTTCCGAAACGCCCTCTACAAACGCAATCAGCATTTGTCCGGCAGTGTCGAGCATCTGCGGCAAGTTCTCATTCAGCTTTGAAACCAGCGTCAAGACGATTTGCAATGCAGATTGTGCAACGGTTGGCAGCATCTGATAGATGCCGTTTCCCAGCACAGTTATAATCTGAATTGCCGAATCAATAAGTTGCGCCGCGTTTGCGCTGATTCCCGTCACAAGAGTCTGCACGATGTTGACGGCAGACTGTGCCAGCTGCGGCAGAACGGTTTCAATCAAGCCGGGCAACTCTGCCATGATGGGAGGGACAAGGCTCTCTATCAGCTTAGCAGCGCCGTTCAGGGCGGCTTCTATGCGGGGGATGATGTTACTTGCCGCTGTAGTTGCGCTATTTACAAAGTTGCTGATAAGCTGCTCAAAATTGGCATTATCATCGGCAATTCCAGTTACAAGGTTTGACCATGCGGATTTTGTAGCATTTACACTCCCCTGAATCGTTGTTGATGCTTCTTTAGAGGTAGTACCAGTAATGCCCATTGCGTTTTGAACATCATGAATCGCGCTTACAACATCCGCATAGCTGTCAATGCTGTATTTGGTATAGTTTCCCTGCGCGGCGTTCAGCTTGTTTGCGTCATCAAGTAGACGCTGCATTTCCTGTTTTGTTCCGCCATAGCCGAGTTTTAGGTTGTCCAGCATTGTGTAATTCTGCTTGCTAAAGCCATTATAAGCATTCTGGATGCTCTCCATGTCCGTGCCCATTTTGTTGGCATTGTCGGACATGTCACCAATGGCAGTATTGGCAAGCTCTGCCGCTTGTTCCGTATCGCCGCCCAGACTAGACACAAGCGAAGCTGCAAAGGTTGTTGCTGTGTTCATGTACTCGTTTGCAGAAAGTCCAGCCGTTTTATACGCATCGGCTGCATACTGCTGAACTTTATCGGCGCTAGTTTTATACAGCGTTTCAACGCCGCCTACAAGCTGTTCATAGTCTGCATAACTGTTTACAGCAAGCGTTGTAAGCGCCGATACTGCCGCCGCGCCCGCTGTGGTAGCGGCAACGGATACTTTCGCAACGTTTGTAGCAACGTTAAAGATGCCTTTTCCAACTGTTGAAGCGGCTGAACCAACCTTTCCGAACAGTCCCGTTAATCCGCTTGCGCTGCTTTTCGCATTTTTCAAGCCTTTCTCGTATTCGCTGGAATCCAGCGAAATTTTTGCAAAAAGGTCAAATACGTCCACTTACTCGCTCACCTCCTTCCGTTCTTTTGATTTCAATCCATGCCGCGCCGCAAAGTCTTTGAAATCCGCCTGCACCTGTTCTGGTGTCCGCATATCCACTTTTGGCGGGTGGATAATGTCAATATATCTCGCTGGCCTGTCCTTTACGCCTGTCACCGCTACCACAAGGCTCCACGCACTATCAGTCATGTACACCTTGTACAGCTGTTCCTCAAAATCAGCTTTTAAAGCGTAAGGCAGCGCCGACACAAGCGCCTTTGCGCTCAGTTTCGGCATTTTCAGCAGTACAGGGATTACTTGTTCTGCCCGCCACCGAGATACGATTTGAAAAAATCAACAAAACCTTTATCGTTCACAAGGTCGTAAACTTGTTTGCAGGTGATAAGGAAATTCTGCTTGCCGATTTCTTCCACCGTCAGGCCGTTGAACGGAGCAAGAATTGCGTACACATCCTCGCGGTGCTGCTTCAACGCAATGTTCAGCAGTTTAACGATTTTCGCAAGGCCAAAACGCTGCATTGCAATACGGGTCGTTTCGCCCTTCGGCATCGCTTTCTGCATCTCTTTCACAAGCGCTTCATCATCGATCAGGTTTGTGATGGGCTGCGCGATTTGCAAAACGACTTCCAGCGCTTCGTCAGTGCTAAGTTCAGAAAAAATTCGCATTAGGCTTCATCCTCTCCGGCCTTGATATACACCTCGCACGGCACAGTGTCCTGCGCGGTAATGGAGTAGTGCGCTGTGTATTCAAAGCTCATCTTGCCTTTTTCCTTGTCGCCCGTCTGCAAGCTGAAACCGCCGGTAGACAGCGTATTTAGCATGTGAATGGCGCAGAAACCGCCATTCGTAGTGCCGTGCTTGTCCGAATAGTCGCAAAGCAGCCACAAATCCGTGAAGTCGCTGTCCTTCAGGTCGTTGCGCGGCGTGATTTTGGAAACCTTGGAAGTGGTTGTTTCCTCTGCTGCGCCAAGCATACTTTTTACATTAGCAGGAGATGCCGAAACATAAGTGCCACTGCATTTGACTTCCCAAGATTCAATCTGCTTCAGCTCTTTCATGTTCTTGGGGCAGTTGTCGATGTCCTCGCCGAAGTCGGTAAAGCTCGGCACAACCGTAAAGTTGATGCCGCCAGTCGTAGCGCCCAGCAGCGCACTTTCTTCCGGCGCAGTACCGGCAGTCGGGTCAAACGTAGTTGCAAGATACCCGGCGTTCAGAACCAATTCCTTGAACGCCGATTCGGGGATACGAGTAAATTTCATGCTTTCACCTCAATTTAGGCATAAAAATTCGGCGGTCACATTGATGTACCGCCGTTTTAGGTTTTTGTCTGTGTCATCTGCCAGCGATTGGCAGAACGGGGAGCCGCGTTTTAACCAAATCAAGCCGCCATCTACCGGCAGCGTCACACCGCCAATGCCCAGCGCGTCCGAAAGCTCAAGCGCCTTTGCATTGGGCACCGCTTCTCTCGTGGTATGGAACCACATGTTGACCGTCAGCGATACCGCCCCTCCGCCCCATGCGTCAAACACCGCATCATAGGTCAGGTATGGGAGTACAGCGTCATCCGGAACGGCGTTGCTGGCGTATGCGGTCATAAATTGCCCGAAAAACTGCTGTAATGCAGCGCCCTTTGTCATGTAGGCAATCCCTCCCGCAGTCTTTCAGCCGTAAAACTTTTTAAGCCGTTCAGCATAGGAGAAGCGCTTGCCGGGGCTTGCTTTTCTTCCGGGCGGCTCGTGACCCGAAAATATGCGCCGGTAGTCAAGTCCTTGTACACGCTGCCGTACTCAATAGGCACGTCTTTCCGCGCAATGCCGGTATACACGCTGGTCACACCCTGCGCTTCGGCCTGCCGTGCTTCAAGGCTGCTGTCGAGTGCAACGTAATTCGCAAACTCTGCGCCCTCTCTCCACTCGGTAGCATAGCCGCCCTCACCGTCAGGCTTTGTCCGCTTGTCCATAATGATGCAGCTGTGCGAAAAATCATCTAAAAGGCTCATAGCTTTCTCCATTTGTTCAGCCGGGACGCAAACACACCCTGCCAGCCCGTCACAGAGCCGCCAGAATTGCCGTTTGCGCTCGATTTGGTGTAACTATACCCTGCAAAACTCTCACTCTGAAACGGGCTGTTTGCGGCTCCCTCATACTTGCTGCGCCATGCTTCCACATCCTCAACCAGAGAAATAAAGGCAGCGGGCACAGCAAGCGCCCACACAGCGCCGTCAAACGTTTCATCGGTCAAGCTGCCAGCACCGTACTGGTACACGCCATCGTTGAACACGCTCCCGATAATGCGGAAATATTGCCCCTCAACTAAAAAAGGCAGCGTAATGCTGCCGTCCTTGATGGTAAATGTGCCGCTGTACGCGCCATCCGGAACCTTAAACCAGTTCCGGCACTCTCGCATCAATTCTTCAAGCATTACGCTGCCCCCTTTTTACTGTACTGCCTTGACAGTTTTTGCGCTCCGGGTTTCTGCGGGCGTAATGGTGGCAACGGCGATACCGTCCAGGTACTCGGCCCACAGCTTCATGCCCATAAGAGCGTACATATCGCCAGTTGCGCGGCTGTAGTCGCCGTCAACATGCACACCAATCAGGTTGGTTTCGCCCTCGACGGTATAGTTCAGGCCCAGCTTGGCGAAATCGCTGTCGGCGGGGTCGATGTAATACAGGTCGATATTTTCAACAGGCACGGCGATAACCTTGTTCTTTGCAATGTACTTTTCGGGCAGCAGGAACAGGGTAGAGTAGCCCATGAAATTCTGAACATAGGTCAGGCCGAAGGCGGTCTGCGTGGTGATTTCTTTGTCGCCCAGATAGCCGTAGAAGTCCAGAATGTTGGCAAAGCCGACAACCTCGGTAACATCCCGATCCATGCTGGCGAACTTGTCCAGCACGTTGCCCTTTGCCAGAGCAAGACCCTGCTGCCAAGTGGTAGCAGCTACAGCCAGAGAGCCAGTGTTCAGGAAGGTGTAGAAGTCGCCCAGAACCTTGTTCTGCAGGGCGACAAGGAACGCCTCGTCGGTCTTTTCAACGGCAACATCTGCGCCGTACTTGGCGACTGCCTCAACGGACACGCTCTTAGCATACTTGGCAATCTCAATGTCGCCGTAGGTTTTGGGCTCGACCTTCATCTTGGTCAGCGGAATCTCATCGCCTTCGGCAACGGACGTACCGCCAGCCAGAGTGCCGTCAACAGCGGCCTCATAGGAGACCAGCTTCGTGCCGGGGGCCTTGCGGATGGGGCGCATAATGCCCATGATGGTGCGCAGCGCGTTCCAGTTCTTGCCAAAGCGGGTGACGAAGTCAACCTCGCGGGCGTTGACAGTAATCTGGGCGGCGGTAGTCAGGTTAGTTTTTGCAGCCATATTTTGGCTCCTTTCTGTTAATCGTCAGATTCGTTTTGCATGAGGTTCACAAGCGCCGCCTGACGCTCTGCGGTGGACAGTACATAGCGGCCCTTATCGTCCGTCTTGTAGATGTCCTCCCGCGTCAGGGCCTTGCCGCCATTGTTGGCAGGGGGAGTAGACGTGTCTGCGCCTTTGGTGCTGCTCTTTGTGATGTACTCGCCATAATCGGTCTTGAGGCTCTTTTCAAGCGCAGCTGCGTCTTTGATAGCGCCCTTGTCATCCAATTCCAGTTTGTCAAGCAGGCCGTCTCCCTTTGCAAGGCGTGCGACAGAGGAAATCCGTTTTTCAGAAATGCCGATTTTCAGCAGGACGTCGGACAGCGCCTTTTCTTTGGCAGCCGTTGTTTTCTCAGCGTCTACGTTGGCCTTGTAGTCCCCAAAAGCCTTGTGCTCTGCTTCATACTTAGCCTTGTAGCCGCCGTCGCCCTGCGCTTTCAGGTCATCCAACTCCTTCTGAACGCCCGGCAGCTTTTCTGCATCGGCTTTATACCGCGTGACGTCGTCCTTCAGCGGGTCAACTACTCCAAGATGGAGCGCCACCAGCTGATTTTCAATTTCGTCAGTACAACTTTCGCCAATGATTTTACGGATTTCAGCGCGTGTAAATTTTGCCATGGGGGTTCTCTCCTTTTCTTCGGTGGCGGTTCTTCGCCATTTGAGTTTATTTATTCAAAACAGCAGTGCTTCGCTGTTTTTGCGTATAAAAATAGCAACCGCCGAGAAAGTCTCGGTAGTTGCTAGGTAAACTTGCCTTTTACGGTTTCACTTCAACGCTGGGCAGCACATTTGTGTGGAAATACAGCTTGTAATGGTACGGGTCTGTGTGTGTTCCTGTAATGTCTTCGACAACATACATAGTGTAGCTGTTTAGGTAGATGTAATTTTTCCTGTAAGTATCGGGGCCAACCTTTACAGTGCAAACAAGCTCGTTGCTGGAATTGTTGGAGATGGACATATACCCCTCGGCTTCCATAATGACCTTGTCTGTTCTGGCGTTGTATACGGTGATTTTTCGTTCACTCTCAAAGTAATCGGCCTGTTTAGAAATATTTGAGTTTGCTCTATCGGCTTCGGAACAGCCACACAAAAGCAAAACTGAGGCCATAACTGCGATTGCGATATAAATAATCTTTTTCATGTGTTTTCCTCCCAATAAAAAGAGCCGAGAGGCTTATTTGCCTTTCAGCTCTGCTTCGATGATTCTTTTGTACTGTTCGCCGTGCTCGGCAACGGCAGGCTTGATAAAAGGCTTTGCGCGTTGGCCGTGCGTCAAATGCCAATCGCCTTTTGCATCTTGGTACACCCACGGCGTTTGTCTGCCGCCCGGATAGTAAATGCCAGTGCCGCACTCAACGTACACGCCATATTCGCTGTTTGTGCCCACGTAGGCAGCCCGTTCGCCGCTGTCTGCTACTGTATGAGTAATGCTGTTGCGTAGGTTGCCTGTGTCTACTGGGCACAGCTTTTTAGCGTATCCCTCTGCTACAAGGCCGCACTTTTCCAGCGCCCGCTGACAAGCCGCTTCAAGCTCTTTGTAAACTTCAGCGCTGTGGTCTTCAAAGGTTACTTTCATTTGTTTCCTCGTTTTATCACAGCGGCAACCATTTTGAGATGGTGCAAGAAGTCATCAATGATATATTCTTTGTTTTTCATTTTCTAAACCTCTCAAAAATTTTAATTAGTAACGGGTCTACCTTTTCAGATTCACCTATCCAGTATGCAGCAAAACTTTCTGCGACGTATTCGCGTTGACTGCTGGTTGCATACCCAGAAATGCCACCCGCGTATTTAGAAAAACTTTCTGTCATATCAATTCCAGCTTCTTTTTCAGCCTTGAAGAACAAATTGTCGTCAAGGAAATGCCCCATCTCGTGAATCATTGTTCCGTAGGCATCCGGCGGATTTACATTTGTTCTGCCAGTTTTCTTTAGAGCCGTTAGATACCTTAAATGCATTTCCGCCGCAATTCCTGTTTTTTTGCTTGCCGAATTTATAGCAACATCAATGTTTGGAAGTACCTGTTCAAGCAAATCTGTATATTCTTTTTTGTGGGCGCTCATCATTTTTACATTTTTTAGGTACTTTTTATTGAAAAACAGGTTTCTTGTACCCCATTGGTATGCAGCTTCAGCCGTTGTATCTTTGAACCGCCTATCCCGTGTATTAAACGGAATAATATTTTGAAGTTTATCTTCCACAACAAACGAGTCGAACACTTCTGTCATCGCGCGGTTCATTTCATTTGCGTACTCAAGGTCAATGCTTTTATAATCCACCTTGCCAGAATACGCGCTTTTAATGCTGCTAACAAATCTTTCGGCATACTTTTGAGCATCTTCTATTGTCTTTGCAGGAATAAACGCGGGCTTTTGTTTCTCAGCTTTCTTCCACCCCGCCCACTCTGCATAGGTCATATCTTTTACAAGCACAGATTCCCCCGTTTCTGGGTCTCTGGCGCGTCTGCCGCCGCTGCTTGTATCCTCGCCGTCAACCTCTGCAATCTGGGTGCATCGGCAGTTATACACAAGATAGCCCGGCGCGGAAGTGTCGCCAGGGTACATAATCTCGTACCCGTCCGCCTTAAACGGCTTGTCAACGTCTACTGTCTGGCCGTCAAGCATTGCGTGTGCGTGGCGTGTGCGGTTGTCCAGCGTTGCCAGCCAGCGTTTTTTGAGCTTTATTCCCATATCCTGCGCGGAACGGTAAGTGTCTAGCCGTCCCGCGTTCTGCGCTGCTGTGACCGCCGTTCGTGCCGTTCTGATGGCGCTCGTGCGGTTCATGTTCTGCATACGGCTTTGTAGGTCATCCGCAATCTTGCCAATGCCTTTGCCTTGCAGGATGGAGCTTGTCACGCTGGCTGTAATCTGTTGCTTGCCGTACTTCAAATCAATGCCGCGCTGCAATGCACGCTGCGGTGGATAATACGGCATAAGGTCAGGCTGTTCAACGACCAACCGTCTGACCGTCTGTTCATCCCACAGCGTAAAATCTGCGCTGTCTGAAACCTGCTCAATCTTGTATGCGGCATAGTTGCGATTGAGCGTGTAAATGCCCGGCGTGGCGTCATTGACGTATGCCACAGCCGTTTCATTTGCGTTGGTGTATCTATTTGCCACCTTATCACGCAACGCCTCATAGCGCTTGCCTCGGCCCATCTGCGCAAGCCGCCATTGCTTGTACTGCTGTTCGGTGATTTCGCCTGCATCCAGCTTTTCTTTCATGGCTGCATCTCGCTTCTCGAACTGTTCAAAATAGGCTTTCACCGTGTCGGTCAATTCGTCAGCGGCTTCTTTGTACAGCTTTGCGATGCGCTGTTCCAGCTTGGAAAGCTCGGCATCTGTCATTTTGTGGGCATAATCAGGTTTCGCCATTGCCGTTCATTCCTTCTCCCGGCTGGTTCTGCGGCTCGTTAGGTGGCTGGTTTGTAATTGTACGGTCTAACTCCTCGGCAGCCTTTCTCTTCATCAAATCCTCGTACTGGTCTGCGTCGCCAAGGATGGTCAGCAGCTTTTTTGTGATGTATTCATCATCGTAGTATTCCGCGCCCAGCATCACGGTCTGCGTTTCTTCCTGCTTGTTGATAATCTGGTTGCGCGTGTATGTCGGCTCGTCATCAAGACCGGCAACCGCCAAAATGCCCTTGATGCAGCGCGTCACGCAGCTTTCAAACTTGTCTGTTTTCAGGTCGAGTGGAACATAACTGGCCTTGATGGCCGTTGCAGTTTGGTTGCCAGCGCTGACAGCCGCAGAATCAAAGGCCTGAAAGTCCTCGTATAGCTTCTTTGTGAGCATATCAATAGTGGCTTGCGTTCCTTGGAACGGAGCTTCGATGCTCTGTGGCGTGGCCTTTGCGCCCTCGTCACCGTCAGCGTGAGCGACATGAGTCGTTTTAAGACGCTCGATAAACTTTGTATCGTCCTGCTCGTCCATGCCTCCGCAGTTGGTCAACACCCAGAAAATCAGGTTGCCTTCGTCAACGTTGTTGACCATATTGCTGCTTGCAAGGTCGAGCGCGTCAATGGTATTCTGTCGCCCCTGTAGCTCGCTGTGGGCCTGCTCGCCGTTTTTCAGCGGGATAATAGGAAATCCGGGATAGTTCTCACCGTCATAAATTTCTGTGCCGTCTGCCTCGCTGGTGCGCAGCTTCAACTTGTAGGCGCGTTTCGGCTTTAGAATCGCCATATCATCGCTTTTGGGCTTTAGATATTCTGTGTAGCCGTCAAGCTCGTACAGCGTGGCGCGCAGTGGCTTATTGTCTGCCACCTGCCAAAAACGGATTCCGGCTTTAATGGAGCCGTCTTCCTCGTCGTACAGGGGAACAAATTCCTCTGCTGCGAACACCTGCACGTGGTCTAGATTCCAGAATACGAAAGACTGGCCGTCAATCAAAGCATGGCGGGCAGCGTCCATAATATCTTCGTCAAACGTCGCACCCAGCGCCTTTTTTGTCTCCGGCTCCTGAAATGAAACGCCGTTTCCCAGCAAATACGAAACTTCTTGGTCTACGACCAAGCCAAAGAACTTGCTTGCTATCTTGTGATTTGCTGTGTACATGTCACGGTGCGCCTTGCCCTGCATGTCGTAAATGATTTTCTCGTATTTGTTGATTGTAGGGTTTTCTCCGTGGTAATACTTGTTGGCGTTCGCTGCAAGGCGTGTGCTATGGTCGGCCTTATACTCATTGATTGCGCCCAGTATGAAACTCATGCGGGCTTTTTCGTCCTCGCCAACCGCTACAAAATCTTGGTATGTTTTCACGTCTTCTCACCGCCTTTACACGAAAATGCTCTTGTATCTGGTTTCGGCGGTGTCTCCCGCCTTGTTCGCTGTGCTTTCCATCGCGTACCGCACCGCGTCAATGTGATGGTTGTTCAAATCCGGGTACCCTTCCAGCACTTCCCCAGTTTTCGCATCTCGCTCGTATTCGTACTCGCTGAATTCCTTTGCTGTGTCCGGGCATCGTTCCGGGTCAATGACAATAGCTTCCAGCATTTGCAGCCATTTTGTACCGTAACGAACAGATTTCGGCCCTTTACGGGCAGGGAATGTTTTCACGCCGTACTTGTTATAGTCCGCAATAGATTTTGGCTCGGCGCTATCCGCGCAGACTTTATCCTCACGTGTCAGCCCTCTATCCAAAAGCAGCTGTGCAGTGTCGCGGTTGCTGGTTCTACGCCGTGTCAGTTCATCGAAGATGTACAGCGTGCGCCGCGCTGCGTCATAGTGCATCGCATTGTATGCCCACGGGTCAGGGTACCAGCCCCAGTCAACGCCGCGCTTGATTCTGTCAAATGTTTTCAACTGCTCGTCTGTGATTGGTTGAATTTTCAGGTTTTCGAATACCGCTGTGCCGCTGCCGACAACCTCGCCCAGATATTCGTGTCGGTAGGCCGTTTCGTTTGTGCGCTGCAAATATTCAGCATCGGCCAGAAACCGCTCTCCGAGCCATTCTGCGGGCGTTGTTTTATAGGTGGAATGATGTATCAGCTTTCCAGACCGCGCTTTCAGAGCGTACCCGTTTGCCCAGTTCCGCGCCATTGCTGGCGGGTTGAAGCTCTTGAATGTAATGAACCAGTCACCGCCGCGCAAGCACGACTGCTCCACATTTCGGATTTGCTCTTCACCGTCAAACTGGTCTAGTTCTTCAAACCAGCAGATGCCGATATAACCAAACGGCACTTTGATTGACTTTACCTTGCCGGGGTCATCAACGCCGAAAAAAAGCACCTTTTGCCCAGTAGGCAAATAGGTGCATTCCATAGGGGAAACCGTGCAGCGAAAATGGTCGTGCAATCCAAGCTCATTGATAGCCCAAACGATTTGCGCATACACGCTTGTGCGCAGTGTGTTTCCGACCTTGCGGAAAACCGCCGCGTGGCATTGCGGATGCTTGATCAGCTGCAAAATCAGTTCTATGCTTATATAGCTTGATTTGGTAGAGCCGCGCCCGCCCTTTGCAAGTAGTTCTTTTACGTTGCCAGCCTTGATCTGCCGGTGCGCTTCAGCAAAGCAAGGGGAGACAATCTTAGATAGATTACAAGTCATCTATGATTTGCACCCCGCTGTCTGTCTGCTGTTCAGGCTCGTCTTTCTGCCCCAAATATTGCTTGCCGAGGAAAATCGCCATTGCAGCGTTTTTCTCTGCAAGTTTGAACTGAGTTCGCCGTAGACTTGCTTTCCCGCGTTTGCTCTTGTTTTTAAATGTCTCCGCAAAAGTCATGCCGTATGTTTTCCTGCACCAACGGTTCAAGGTGTCCTCGCTGCACTCTAGCACAGAGCAAATTTCCGTTTCGGTGCATTGGATGGCGCACAGGCTTTCAAAAATATCCTGGCTTATTTCTTTTTTTGGGCGTCCTGTACGCGCCATTGCTTGCCCTCAACTTTCGTATTCGATAACCTTTTTCGTTGCAAATGATGTAATAGGAAGGACTAAACACTCATATCCTACCTTGAGACATACCTGCGTAATTCCCATAGTTACAAGTGTTTTGACAGGCATTTGGCCGACAAAAGCAATTGGAATAAAGATGCAGCTGTCGCAAATCTCCCCAACCAAAGACGACAAAACGGCTCTTACCTTAAAGCCTTTCATGTCCGCGTGCATGGATTTCATTTTTTGAAACACCTTATCATTCATAAAATCGCCCGTAACATATGCCAAGAGCGATGCGAATAGCACACGCGGGGCGGAGCCAAGCACAGTTGCAAAAGCTGCTTGGTTTTCCCAGTACGACGGTGCAGGGGTAGCAATGGCTATGCTAAAGAAGATTACCATCAGCAAATTCATAGCAAAAGCCATGTAACATGTGATTCGGCTCCACTTATATCCGTATGCTTCGGAGAACAAATCTGAAAGAATATAAGTGACCGGGAAAACAATTACTGCCCCGGTCATGGTAATGCCAAACGGAAGCTGAAACTGTTTAGCGGCAAGAACATTGCTTATCAAAAAGCACGACACAAACAGCACCGTAAGCCAAGCCTGTAAAACAGAAATGGTTTTTTTCATGTGGTTTCCTCACTTTCTTAAAATGCGATAATGCGTATTTTTGAAATTTTATCCATTCTGTATAATTGATAAGGGCGACTTTCTTGCCGTCCGAAAGCCGCTTGCCTTTCGGACAATCAACTTTGACCATTGTTTTCCCGTTAAACTTGTACACGA